TGGTTGACGCTATCAATGATGATGTCGTTATATGCATTGATGACACGCCGCGCCACGCTATTGCTGTAGCGGTTAAGGTCTATTGCATTGCGGTATAGCGTTTCTGGTGTGCTCATTCGATAATACCTAAATCTGCAGCGGCATACCCTGACCTAATGCTTACATTAGCGCCGCGCTGCAATGCACTGGTTACCACCGCAGCAAATGCGTCATAACCGTTTTGGCCATCTTCCATAAGTACCATCTCATCTACCTCATCAGCCTTGCCATCTACATACCAGCTAACGCGCACGATCGCTAAGATCTCCTCTGGCAATGCGCTGACGTGATAGTCAAGCTCCTGGTGTCTCGGCTTCTCCGGTTCGATCATCACTGCTACGTCGATCAACCAACTGATCAGGTTGTCGAGCAGGTTGTAGATCCATCCCCGCATTTGCTGTGGCATCTAGTTCCTCGTCAACGTCGAAGTCATCACCTAGCACATCGCCATCAGACAATTGCTGCAGCAAGGTTTCTTGAGTGATGGTCCCTGCAGTGTAAAGCTGCAACAGGCTGTTGATCTCCTGTGGGTCAAGCCTAGTACCCATAAAGTCGCGGTTGACGTGGCTGCTACCGGCTGCTTCATTTTGGCCTAGGTACTGCGCATGAAACTGCAAGCAGTTGTCGATCATGTCTTGCATGTTCTGCGCAATCACCATCATGGTGCTGTCGCCTTGGCTGCGGTTAATGCGCTTGGCTTCGGCGGTTTCAGCGGTTAACTTCTGGCCTAGCACTGCTGATAGTCCTAGTTCATTGATCTGCAGCGCCAATGCTTCTAGCCGCTTGAACTGGTACTGAAAGCTAGTACCGCCAGGTTCGATGTACTCAGCGCGGCCTTCAGCGGGAAATGCAATGGCTTCACCGGGGCCAGCTGATACCTCCTCAGCGCTTGATGGGAAGCCGTAAAAGGCCAGCATCGGCACTGCTGAAATGTGCAGCTGGTTGTCGAGGTCTGACTGGATCTGATACGTCTTTAGGTTCAGCTCTGCAATATCTTCCAACGGTGGCCGCGACTCCATAAAGCCAATGCGGTTGGCGTAGGCGATGCTGAATGGGATCGAGCTAAGGCTGGTGCGGCCTTCATCTACGACGCGGAAGTCACCCTTGTCATCCTTCTGGTGGATCTCATATTCACCAGGCGTCAGTACACGCACCTGCTGCACTAACTTCTCGCCGTACAAGCCATCGGGGACACTGGCTACCTCCTGCAACCTGAGCATCGTTAGCTCCTGCTTGCCTTCCTTTGCTTCAGTTCTCCATCCAAGGATCTGCCGTGGCGTATATGTCACCCAATAGGGTCTACCGCCATCAGCAGGTGCATCCACCAATGTACCAACGTGGCCATAACGGACCATCTTGCGGGCTGACTCGTATGTCCAAACATTAAGATCGTTCCCGTTCATATCGACGTCGAATAGCTGTTCGGTGATGGTGTCGCTGGTATCAACCAACTTGACCGGCTTGCGCGTCAACATACCAGCTAGCAACCGCTCAAGGCGCTGGTAGTACGGCGGGCATACGCTACGGGCTAGTCGGTTGTCGTAGGACTCATCCTGCTCCCGTGGCTCCTGCGGTAGGTAGCGGCGATGCTTCTGCCGCATCCCAAACGTGCCCTGCAACAGATCCTCAATCAAGATCCAATGCTGCTCTTGCGCGTACCAGGGGGTGTTCGGGTCTTGAACGCGAGTTACCTTGCGCTCTGTAAGAGGACGGTCGTATGCGCCAAGGCCCGAATACATGTTCTACGTCAAGCTGCCGTCAGTGTAACGCTGTTACGGCTCACCTTAATCTCAAACTCATCACCGGGCTTAAATGCTTCGGTGATGTATGCGCTGCCGACCATTAGGTTGCCGTTGAATTGCACCTTGGTCTTGTAGCTAAGCTTGCGGCCTGCTTTCTTGCCAGTAGTTGCAAGGCTAATGCCTTTTGCTTCTAGCAATGCCTCGTAGAAGGCAGTGAAGCAAACCTTGTCATCTTTGACGTAGCCGCAAGCGCGAACGATGTCAGTTTTATTGCAGTCGCCAAGTTCCTTGACTTTAGCAAGCAGTTCAGACCCGGTCAGCATTGGATAGTGAATGGCAAGCCTGGTCAATATAGCCTTACGCCGGTTCCACGTCCAGCACCTGCATGTAGTGGGTTGAACTCACGCCAGATGACGTAGCCCAATGCGTCGTTCATGTGGTCGTAGCCGCCATCCTTATCGGGATCGCCTTTCTCGCTGTAGCTCTGCAGCTCTAAGCACTCGATCACCTTGCGGCAACTGGCAGCAATGGTGAGCCTGACCTGGCCTTTACCATTTTCTAGCAATGCTTGCACTGCAGCAACGCGATCGCGGACGCCAGGGTTGCTTTTGGGTGATTGGTTGCTGAAGCCATAGGACTCCAAGATCTGAATATCGGTTTGCGTTGCATTGGTGCTGCGGTTGCCGCCGCTGGCATCGGGATAAACGTAGATGCGGTGATCGGGGTAGCGGCGCTTGATCTCCTGTGCCAAGGCGTCGGTGTCATGCGCACCTGAAATCTCATCAATTACTAGCAGGCTGTTGCTTTGCCTGATGGCGATGACGGCTGACATGTTGCCTACGTTGAAGTCAACGCCAACGCGCAACGGTTCACGGCTGATGTCCGGCAGGTCGGTGACAATGTGCTTAGCGCGATCAAAGCGGTCATATACCTGGCCAGTCGTGAGGTTGACAAACTCACCGTCGAGGTATGCGCGCAGTAGTTGCGGGTCGTAGTTGGCCTGCAGCCGCTCGATGAAGTCCGGCGGCAGGTGCGGGTTATCTGCGGTGCGCATCTTGATCAGCTTGCGATCAGTGCGCTGCTGGGCGTCATCACTGCCAAAGGTGTTCCACATCCAGCGGAATCCTTCAGGTGTGCTGGCTGCTGCAAACTGCCTGACATTGCCAGACCGCAAGCGACCAAGGATCTTAGGAAATGCCTTGTTAGCGATGGCAGGTGTCACGGTGTCGATCTCGTCCGCTAGTACCCATGCAAGGTTGAGACCAATGATGCGGCTCCAGTTCTCAAATGAGCGGCACAAGATCTTGGTATCACCGCCTGGCAGGTGCAGCATGTACTCCGGCAACGGGCTAGCGCGGAAGGTGTACGGAATGTCATACGCCTCTAAAAATTCATCGAAGTCGTTCTGCCAGATGTCGCGGATCAATGGGCCAGTGGGCTCCATCACGCAACCGATAAAGCCTTGATTGGCTGCGGCCAGCATCACTGCCTTAGCACATAGCGCACGCGTCTTGCCGGCGCCATAACCAGCGGAGATGCCAATGATCTGCGTTGCGGTGTCATCAGCAAACGCAAGCTGGCCAGGGTGCAGGTCATTGCGGATGCTTACCAGCAGCTCATCCATGGATGCTGCAGTAGGCATCTCCATAAAACTAAGCAGCGGCGTATCTTCGCAGATGCCGGTGATCAGGCTCACGACATTTCAAACTGCAGCAATCGCGCTTGCTTGTCCAATGCAATCAGCGCAGTGTTGAGCTGATCATTCTCTGATGCACGGCGCTCGTAGTCCATAGCGCGAGCAAGCGCGCCTTCAAGCCATGTTGGGCGCATTATCGCGGCATCTTTGGAGATCAGCTCACGAGCGCGAGCAATGTAGGCATCGGCTTGACGCTCGCCAACCCCCCAGTTTTCTGAGGCAAACTGAATGATCTGCTTCCTGCTGTAAGCGCGCAAGAGCAGGTCATAAACAGCATTTGTACGCTGCTCAGACTCTGTGTTGTTGCACTTGCGCGCCACTGTTTTTAGCTACGAATTTGCACAGGCATTATCAGGCAGGTCTGATCTGGTGCATTGGTTGGCGTCAATACTACAGGAGTAGTTGCGCCATTTGCTGACAGTGTAATGGTTTCTGAAGACCTAAAAGCTTTTAGGCCATCTAGGAGGTAATGCACGTTGAAGGCTAGTGCAAGCTTGCCGGTGGTGCCGGTGTACTTGATGGCTTCGGTGCCGTTGCTGCCGTCGGAGTCGGCGGTGATCACCATGGTGCCCTTGTCACCGATTAGCAGGTTGACAACGGAGTTATGCGCTTCAGCGATGAGTGCTACACGCTCAAGGCATCGCGCAAAGCGGTGACGATCAAGGGTGATGGTGTGCTCAAAGGTTGGCGGGATGAGCTTGGCTACGTCGGGGTAGGTGCCATCGAGGATGCGGCTGTAGATGGTGATGCCATCGCCAGCGTCGATTACGGCCTGACCAGCGGCTGCAGCAATGCCCACGGTGCGATCCTGCAACAGCTTCATGGTGCTGGCTGGCAGTGTGAGGTTAATGCCATCGGGTAGCGCTACGGGCAACCGCACCAGTCGGTGGCCATCGGTGGCTTCCATGTAGCCGTCGGCTAGGTGGATGCCTTGCAACACTTGCTTGGAAGCATCGCTGCTGGCAGCAACCAGGCAAGCGCGTACGCCAGCGGTGATGTCCAGATCAGCGCTAGCAGCCTCTACAACGGGCATTGCGGGGTAATCCGCAGCATCGGACACCGGAAGGCCATACGAGCCCCCAGGAGCGCTCACAGCGCCATCTGTGATCTCCACAGCCTCGCCATCGTCCATACGGCTTACAAGGCCAGCCAGGAGCCGATACGGCAGCGCCACAGCGCCAGCGGTATTGACCACTGCCGGGATGGTCACTGTGATGCCTAGGTCAAGGTTGTAGCCGGTAATGGTGACATTGCCGCCGCCAGCAGTGATGAGGCAGCAGTCAAGGATCGGGTGTGAGCTGCGGATGCCTACTGCAGGTGCAATGGTGCGCAGTGCATGGTCTAGATCAGCTTGCGATGTTGTGAGCTTCATTGAGTGCAGCGATGATGTTGTTGTAATCGTCTTGAAAGCTGGCGACGAGTTCCATGGGGATGGGTACGCCGTCATCTTGAGCATTGTCGCGGATGGCCCAGGCATAGGCCATCGCTTGCGTCATGCAGTCATGCAAGCGGTTGATGACCGGCGACTGCTTGGCGGGAATGTTGATCAAGTCTGGTGATGACATAAGCAACGAGATATTCAACCTGTTGCCGAGGCAAGTCACCGCGCATGGCGCTAACTGCATCAGCAACCAACGCATGGTACTCCACCGTGTTCAACCGTGCAACCGGCAGGCTTAACGCTTTGTTGCGAATGAACGCTGAGCGGCTGGTGCCTGCTGCCGCCGCTTGCTGGTCCAATGCGGTGAGGTCAGCGGGCTCAAAACGGACTTTGATCTCTTGCATGGGCGCTTCAGAGGTTGGACGAGGTTAGACGCCTTGATATGACTGGCTTTGTCCGACCGTCTAACCAACCTAACCTCTTATATAAAATAAGTAAATAGAGGGGTAGGGGGAGGTACGGAGTAACTCTTAAGGGGAGGTAGGTCGGACGTGAGGTTAGGCGGCTGAGAAACGCTGCGCTGCAAGGCGTTTCGCCGTCTAGCCCCTAGGTTGGTCGTCTAACTGGTAGTACCAACGCCGCTTGCCGGATGATTCGCGGTGTTTGGTCCAACCAAGCTCTTTCAGGATGGATGCAACCTGCATCTGGTCCACCTTGGTCTGGCGTTCCATGGGCTTCTGGATGGCTTTGGCAAGGATCTCCTCAGAGGTCAGCACCTCCATGGAACGGCGATCAGCAAGGTAGGTAAGGATGGCTGCACGCCACGGCGATTCAATCATGTAAGCATCATTTTCCTGCTGAACTGCAAGCTCCATTGCAAGCGGGAGGCGATTAGTTTCGCCGTTGCGGTATGCGTGAACAGCAGCAGACCAAATCGCATCGCGCTCCATAAGCAGCGTTGCGGTGTTAATTTGATCGACTTGGGTTTTGGTTGTAGGGATTACCCAAAATCGGCGGTTTCCGGTTTCATCAACCAAGAACCCAGCGGTCTTATTGGTGGTGCCGACGATAATGCCACGCCTAGGAAATGCCTCAACGGCCTTACCGTATGGAACCCTAAGTAGGTCAACGGCTTGGGATAGGAACGCCTTAACTTGGCCAGCGTGCTTGCGGTTGGTGATGTGATCTAGCTCTGCCCATTCCATAATCCAGGAACGGTGCAGCACCATTACATCATCCTTGGTGCTGATGTCACCTAGGGCATCGGAGTAGAACGGACCACCAAGACAACCCCAGAAACTGGACTTGTACGCACCTTGATCGCCCATGATCACGCAAGCGGTGTCGTGCTTGTAGCCGGGGTCAAAGGCACGAGCAACGGCACCGATCAAGGTGCGCTTGAGCATCTCGTCGTAGATGCTGGTGCCGCCATCGCCTGGCCTGAGATACGCGGTTGCCAGTCCGTCGATGTAAGTCGGTTCAACGTGCTGCTCGCAATGGAGCAGGTACTCGGTGACTGGGTTGTAAAGGTTTTCATTGGCGACCTGAACCAGGCAGTCAATGGCTAACTCCTTGCCAACCTTGTAACCCATCTCCGCCAGCTTTAAGTAGAAGCGGTCGGCGCCGTCGATCACCTTGCCTTTGATCTCAATTTGCTGGGTGAAGACGTTGTAGCGGATCTCATCAGCTTGGCTGCGCAGCAGTGCCAACAGCTCTGCAGTTTCCAGCTTTTCCGGTTTGGTGATGATCGGCGGCTTGTCGCCACCGCCACCGCTAGCTCCACTGGCAACGGTGCGGCTAGGTTCACGGCGTTGCGTGCGCCAACCGTCTTTTTTAGCCATATCGCCAAGGGTGCCAAGGCTGATGCCTGATTTCTTAAAGCTTTTCCACTTGCGCTGGCAGTCGCTGGGCTTGTGCTTACCAGATTGCGCTGACCAATGCTCCCAGTCGCTTAAGAGTGTGTCATCGCCAACGCTGTGGAGCGCCATGCCAACCGCCAACCAGTCGTCGTAGTCATCAGCGCGGCTGCTGGATAGCGCATCAAGGTATGAGCGCGCACGGTCTGCGTCATCAGAAGCCGCCAGCAATGGCAACGGCTCAGCCACTGGCTTAAGCATCCGCTCGATAAGGCAAAGCGGCGCTTCTGCTAGATCGAGGTCTTCAGGGCTGTATTTGGCAACCCAGTGGTAGCCCGTAGTGGTTGGATGCGCGCCAGCTACAACTGACTGGCAACCTGTCCAACGAAGTTCGATCTGCTCTGGCTTGTTGTCGGAGTCGGTGACACCAGACTTGTATTTGCGCGTGGCAATGTCTGGCCAGTACTGCTCTGGTACGCGGTAGATGACCTGAAACCTGCCATCGCGGCCAGATGTGACGGTCCAACTACGCGGCATCGACGACATGGGGCAACCCCAGCCGAGGAGGATGGTGCTAGCGCTGCGACCATCGTGATCAAGGAACAGCAGACCACCTGATGGCACGCCGCAGCACACGCCGATGGCCTTAGCGCTGCCGGCTTCTAGCTCAGCCTGCAAGCCAGCTTTATCTAGCGGCCGCTCCTGCCACTTGGCCTGGTATGGGCGCTTTTGATCATCGACAGCGACATATCCCCACCCATCGGGCAGGCGTGCAAGCTCTTCGGTAAGGCTCATCGCTT